AGAATCTATGTCTGGTTTTGCTGCCTTTAATACCCTAGCAGTGAGTGACTCTGCAGTACACATGGGTACGTTTGGATTTGTTGTTGCATCAGCGGGGTTTCCATTCTCATCTTGACCCGCTGCTGCCCTGTCTCTAGCCTGTTTTTCAAGTCCAGGAACATCTATTGCATCACTTAATGCAGAAGAAACCAATCCCATGAGACCATCTGTCAATTTTGAATATAAACAACGAATCAGATCAGTGAGGACCTCCTTCATGTCTGCAAACTGATATCTAAAACTAGATGGGAGAGCCGCAACAACTGCATTCATTGCCTTATTCAAAACTTTCATAACATATTCCATGATCTTATCAAAGATCACCTTCATGTATTTCGCAATTTCTTGCGAAAAACTTTGCATCAAATTTTGAATGTTTGTGATGGTATTGGTGACAGCATCTGCATAACTTGTGATTGCCTGGAGATATGAATCCAATTTAGTAGTTAGATTCTCAATCGCTGTTTGAATTCCTTTGATTGCTGATGGAACTAACTCCGCAGGATCTGCTTTCATCAGCACAATTTTTTCTTTGCACTTTGCTGAACGTTTTGTATCAGCAGCAGTTGTTTGGTGGACTGCATCAGCATTTTCATTTGCAGCACCAGGAGATCCTGGTTGAGTGACACTCTTGTCCTCATCAGGTGGAACCTCTCTTGCAGTTCCAGATTTAGCAACAGCACCATCTGCATATCCAGATGTTGCTAAAGTTCCAGCAGTAGTATTGGTGACTCTGTTGGTTCCAATTTTTTGATTTAATTTTGTTTGGGAATTATTGCCAAGAACTCCCATGATAACAGGGACTTGTTGATCCTGACCATCAAGGAAGAAACCAAACACCATATTTCCCTGACGGAGATTTGGTGTTTGACTTGCATTAGCTTGTCCACCACCAGCAGTGATGGGATACATGACATTTGCCCATGGCAATTGATCATCTGGGATTGTCTCTTGTCCCTGATCATGAAGACCAATGATTCTTACTTTGTATCTTCTTCCCCAACCAGGTACGCTATTCTTATCCGCATATTTTCCCGAACTAATATTGTCTCTCCATGTGGAGTCGTCAGCTATCTGACCAACCCACCATGAAAAGTTTGTTCCAAGAAAACCAGGATTAAATAACGTGCTTGCTTCCATCAGTCGTCATAAACCAGACATTCGGGTTCTGAGGGATTCTGATCACAATAAAGTTCTAGGTAAGTGGGATCGTGATGATCTCCTGCTTCAATTTCTTTTTTATGATGTTCTGCGTACTCTTCCAGTTCATGCAGTTCGCCTTCAATGTGACGACGCATCTGTGGGTTGGTTGTGGGATCCTGAAGAATCTCCTTGTCCTTTTCGATATGCTTTTCTATGCTTTCCATTTAAGTTTACTGATACTTAGTTTGCTATGCTGGATTTGCTTGGTTTTCCAGTTTTTCCGAATGAATCTCTTGCTAATGATAGTTTAGTAAAAGTGCCCTCGGTTACATGTACGTAGTGTGTAAGCTCTGCTATAATATATAGACCGCTATTTTGCTTACTAGTATTCTCTGCTCTCTCCTCCTCAAGTTGTGGTACATCCAAGTATACCATGTCAGCAGCACTTAGGGAGAAATCTCCTGGAATCGTGACAGTTGCCATAGAAGAGAAGAACTGATTAAACCTCATGATAGACTGATTCAAAATATCTTTGTACTCAAAATTCTCTTCCTCCGACTTGTCTATCTGCTGATTTGTATCGCCTGTTGGCAAAGTTCCCTTATCAAGAAGATGATAGGTCGTTCGAGTGAACTCTTTGTTCGCACCTTCATTATTAAATTCATCATTTAGTTTAGGTAATTTCTTACCAGCAAGTTTCAAAGCATCCTCATCAGCTGCTGCATTTGGTGTAATTACCTCATAATATGTGGTAAATGGATCAAACAATATAGTTCTTGTTGAATACGCTCCCATCTTCAATTTGTTTTGCACATTAACATTATTGTCCTTGCTGTACTCCAAAGCTTTTAAATCATACCCTTCGGGGACTGCAGGGGTATCATTATAGATGATTGATTTTTTCTGTTCCTGAGAGAACAGACTATCGATAGATTTAAAATGAAATCCTTTTGATGTCTCATAGAAAAAATATCCTGCACTCTTTCCTTTCTTTTGATTCTTTGCAGAGATTGCTTTCCTAGACAACCAGTTGATAATATAAAAAGGTTTCTTATTATTGCCAATGTAATTGTAATTGTTCAATGTCTCATCTATGTCACTGACATCTTTTATAGTCTTAAGCCCAATACTATTTCCCTCAGTCAATAGTTGTTTAACATGATCTGATATTTTTCCATCATATCTTTTTGTTATCCTTGTTTTTTCATTACGAATAAACTCTGCCGAAACCAATTCCAACTTAATCTGTGTCTTCCTGGTGTCATCAGCAACAGGAGTTACTTTGTTCACGTACATCACTAACTCTGGTTTATCACCAATAGTTACCTCATTATTATCTTCAAACTTCAGGATAACCTTTTCCTGTCCTACGATTGGGAGTCCTTCTAATATACTCTCTTTGATGCCATCAACACTATTAATACCAGTATCAGTGAAAGTGATCGTAGCTCTGAGAGTATCACTCAATATACTTTCAAAGTATGCGATAGATATCAAACCACCAACTAAATCTGCCTGCTTGCTGGGATCTTCATTGGAAGTAATTAATATTGTTCTTGGCAGAGACTGCGTGGACGACCTTAGTGTTACTTGGTTTGACATTTAATATTACCTCTTATCTCTATTTAACTCATTGCATAGAGTCCAGCAGTTGCATCAGATCCCCTGCCAACAGGAATTACAATTGGTGCCTCTTGATTTTGTCTCTGTTGTGCCATGTCCCCAATGATTTGATTTCTGTTTACAATGACAGTTTGACTACCTCCTTGCTCATATGATGCATAGTTTGCTAAAACTTTCAATGCCTCTTTACCATCCGCTTTATTGAGTGCTCCCAGGAATCCTGGTAATTTGTTTTCAATTGCCATGAAGGAGTCTGAGTCCAAGACAAATTCTGGACCACCTAGGTTTGCAAAGAGTCCCTTACCTATCTTACCACCCTTATCCTTTACCTCAATGTGCATGTGCTGTGGGTGTCCATGTGCTCCAGGACCATCCTTACCTGTTTGATCTGCTATACCCCAACTGTCATGGATGAGAAGTTTATTACCCATATCTCCATCATTATAAACTGAATCCAAGACGCTGCGATATCTTGCCTTTGAATCTTCAAGAGTTCCTCTCCAGTCTGTGACATCGATAGCTCTACCTTCGTAGTGTCCACGACCACTGTGAACATCAGAAACACTTCCCTCACCTGGAGTATACGAACCACCAGATGCTGTTGGTGTCTTAGTAAAGTCTGGGTGTTCTGCAACAGAGAATCCTTTACTAATCAAATCCTTACCAATGTTAACGATGTTATTACTCTTCTCAACATTAATCTCACCCATTTTTGACCCACTCTCTGTAGTTGTAGGTTGACCTCCTCCAGTAGCAGCAGGGTCTGTCACTTTAGTTTCTTTAGTTTCTTTTTTGTCTTCACCACCAGTTATCATCTTGACCAGAGATCCAAGATCTGGAAGTTTTGAACCAGCAGTATCCAACGCAGATTTAAGACCACCAAGTCCCATTCCATTAATAACATTAGTTTCAGTCTCTTGAATTGCGGGAACAAAATCACGGGCAAACATATATGTATCAAGGGCCATTGATCCTGGTGCTAATCCACCAAGGTCCAAACCAGCAGACACGGTTTCTATCAAGGCACCTGTGCTGTCTCCAGATGCCAATCTATCATATGCAAAAAGTAAATTAAATATACCACCAATAACTGGAAGTGCTTTTGCACCAAGTTTTTCAAGCATCTGACCACTACCAGCACCACCAAATTTTTTCAGAACTTTGGTGATATTATCAAACCCAGGTATTTTCTGGAGTGCTTTATATATTGAGTCTCCAATACTCTTT